TACCAGTCCAGGTTTCACCGTTGTAACGTTCAAACGTTAATTGTTTAGGGTCTAATCTCCCTCTTACAATAACAAACTGGGCATTGTTCTCTGTCAAAACCACTTCACGCTGCATGGCTTGATATATCGCCTTAAGAGCTTTTCCATTGCGTAGCCAGTCGCGGCCTATGGTTGAACCAACCTGCCTACCAGCCGCCGTATACACAATCTCCCAGCTCGTGGGGTCTAGAAACTGGGCTAATGTCTCTGGATCTGGAAGAATTCTCTTTGCCAATTCTGGAGTTACCACGGTAGAAACCTGCAAGGTAGACCTAGCGTCGTCACCCATCTCCCAGCCACGCTCCTCAATAACAAAGTAACTGTGGTCTCTCAAACCATGCTTATCAATGTGCCTGGCGTTTTTATCAGGAGTTCCATGCCAGATGCGTTTTCCAATTAGGGACTGCTGAAACTGCTCGTGTAAAGAAAGCCCTTCCGGATCTAACTTTGGTAGTTTGAGTACTGGCCTATCTGGTTTAACTACATCAGCGGATTTTGAAATTTCAGTCTCTTGCGTGTGTATGACGTCTGTTAACGTAGGAATTGGTTCATCTACCCTCGGACCAGCCATTTCAGCTGCTTGTACAGGGTGACCTTCTGCCATTCGCAGATTGGGGTCGGACCGCAGAATTGGCTCCACTTGCACAGGACGCCCGTCAAGCACCTGGGCAACGGCGGTATGTAGGGACGTTTCATGTGTAGCCTCCTGTTTCCCCTTTAGCCACTCAGGAGTCCACTTGCCAACGTGACTGAGACCTCTACGTAAAATAACAACACCACCGCCAAAGGCGCCACCGAATACACCGCCAAACACCACATTCGCTAGTGAATCCGCCATTGTGTAGTCCGCGTAGTATTGCTGGTGCGAGTACAGGTTATATGGCTCAAGTATGGTCATGGCGAGCGCAGCATCAACAGCTGTGAGGCCTGCGGTTCCAAGGGCGCTATAGGCTAGCGAGGACGACGCCGCCATGGCCCGTAGGCCACCAAGCATCTGGATTCCTTTTGATGGTGCCATGACCATAAAAACAGCCGTACCAACTGGGTCAACAACACCGGCCGCCAACGAGGCTGTGACACCCGAGGCTGTTGCCCAACCCTCGGCGCGCTGCCAGATGTCCTGGAGTCGTATTTCCTCGCGTTTGCGATCACGAATCAACTCGGCCTGTGCGCGAGTTAGCGGCCTATCAAAATTCACCAGCCCGTCAGTGTACTCTTTACGCAGTTGATCAACGGATAACTTCTCTCCCGTATTAGCAATGTCGTTAAGCGCGTGCTGCTTAACCATGGCTCCTGTAAAGCCCTCGAGTACATTGAAGTTGTACACCTGGCTATACGTACGACCGACCGACGGGGACAACTGTGATTGCAAGTCGGCCTGCATCTCCTGATCGTTTTGCGCTGCTGGTAAGAAGAGTGTGCCCATTACTTGGCTCCAGTAACTCGTCCAGTAACCGCCCGGCCATCCAGCAGTCCGCTCAAGAAGTCTGTGTCAGAAAAACGGATTTCGTACCGGTTACCCTTGGCGTCCATCACAGGAACAAACAACCCAGGTGCACCCTTTGCCTTGACTGCTCGATATACGCCAGAGCCGTCCTCATTGGTAAGCCAAACCAGGTTACGAGCATCCTTGATTGATTCTTCTGTGTAAGCTGGACTCAGGTGCGGATTTGCCGATTTAACTACTGGCTTGAATACCTCGCCATTGGGCTGCCTCCAGGTCTCAGCGACTCGTGACAAAACCTTATCTACACGTTGCGGATCATAGCCTTGATGGGTATACGGGTCCCTTGTTGGGACGTAGTACGTTCCATTGACGGTCATCTGCTTTTTAACTAGGTCCTCGACCATTGACTTTACCAGATCGCTACCGGAGGTCTTAGGATCGCGGGCCGCAAGAAGCGCTGCTCGCTCCATGGTCTTTGCAAACGTACCGGCATACTCACCGCCAGCCGTGCCCCCTGTTACTGCCAGCATGTTCAGAAATTGTTGGTACTCTTGATTCGATGTCAGAGCATTACGCACCTCTTTGATGCGTTCAGGGGCCATGCCTGCAGTAACTTCTTCCTCAGACTTCGACTTCAACGCCTGAGCAAACATGTTACCATACGCTTGGGTACGGGTGAAGTCAAGGAACATGTAGCCCTTATCAAGGCCATTGGCATACAACTCGCCCATGAACTTGGCGTATAGGCGCTTATTCTGCGGCGTCTGGTTCTGACCAACAAACTCCTGCTGGATTTGGCTCATAATCTGCTGGGCCTCGTCAAGGGTCCCAGCATCCCTGATCCGCTTTACGTAACCCTGAGCTTCATCCTTCGTAAGCAGTCGCTGTTGAAACTCCGGAAGCTTGAACTGATTTTGCTGAATACCAAGACGAGTAGCAACACGGGCAGCAATAGGTTGCCCAGGATAGTTGGTTGGATCAAGTTCAATGGCATTTCGTTCAGCAGCTGCAGCTGGGTCACTTGCACGTAGTTTAGCTTCAGCTTGCAACATGTCAGCAGTGGCTCCAGCAATTTTTGCCCCGGCCACTCCATTTGGGCTTGACGATAAAATTTTTTTGACGTAGGCTTGCGTCTCAGAAGGGATGTTACTCATCCAATCGGAGCCGTACTTCTCCACAGCCTTGGCGACGCGGCCTTGACCCCAGTTGTACGCAGCCAGGGCCTTTGAATAATCTCCACCGAACTGGTTGAGCAGATCCTTCATATAGCGAGCTTGCCCAGCGATACTCGAGTGCGGATCAGTGGTATCAACCCCGTACTGCTTGGCGGTATCAGGTTGGAACTGGCTGATGCCTAGCGACGGCTGCCCAGTCGACGTCTTATCATTGCGGGCATTCGGGTTACCGTTAGACTCGGCCATGATCTGCGCGGCAAGTACGCCGGCGTCAACGCCTGTGTCGCGTGAAGCTTTCGTAATGGTCTCGGTGTAGGGTACAAGGGCTTTTTGGGAGACCTGTTCAGTCTTGAGCCGTTCGACCGTGGATGTAAGATCCCCATGCCGAATTTCTCTGGCGATGATCTTCTCACGGCTCATGATTTCGACCTGATCCTGATACCGCTTGTAGCCTGCCGGGCCGAGCAAGTCCTTTACCTGCGTCAGGTTGTAGCCGGCTGGCAACGGTTCTGTGGTCTTACCCACGCTGTAGTCGGCTAGGTGGTCTTCCAGCGCGATGCGTAGTTGCGTGGTGGCCTCAGACCGAATCTGATTCGATGCTGCCAGCAG